TTTGGCGGTGCAACAAAGGGATTTTCGTAAAAACGAGAATTTTTGAGTGACACCTTCAAAGAGTGCGGCAAGAAGAACACCCACGCAAGAGTAGAAAATGCTCCTGTGTGGGTGTTTTCGTTTTACCACCTTCTTTCCGTCATCGGCAGATTGCCATTATTTCTGTGTTGCACGGAAAGCAGACTCAACAGCCTCGCTCATATCAAAATACATAACACGCTGCTCGGCATTGTAGAAACCAGTGACCTTGTAGCGTTTTTTGTTATCGTAATCCTTAATGAGCTGGGCAACGGTGTCGTGGATATTCTTGTTACCGCAACTGAGCGTCGTGGTCTGTTCTCCCTTCGCCTTGGAGAAAGCGGTAGCCTTTGCCTCGTTGCTCTTGCAAGGACGGATAGCAAACACACGCTGTGCTGCATCCATGCAATACTGCACATTCTGCGGATAGCCCAAGTCCTCAAGGACACGCTTGGAGAAGGTAATGCCGTTCTGGTTGATGTAAATGTCCGGGGCAGCGTTAGTGGTAGTGTCGATAACCTCAAGGTTGATGTTAGAAAAATTGATAGCCATAATTATTCGTTCCTTTCTACATCCGGCTCTTCAAGGCCGGTGATTCCATTGATTATTTTGATTACTTCATTTCGCTCTTCCTTAGTCCAGTTGCTGTCTAACAGGAAAAATCCACGCAAAGCACCATTTTTCACTCTTGCCAGTACAAACTTTTTCTTCATATTGGCAACAGTCTTTTTCTGCTTGCCGGAGCGCACCTGTGATAATAAGGTCTGCACCTGCGCCCACTTATCACGAGGAATAATTGCCGGATGGTCATTTTCCCAATGCCACTGTGTAAGGACATCACGATTAGCCACAGATTTGTGACTCAAATAGTCCTTGGTATAAGTTTTTTGGTAAAGCACATCGCCACAGTATTTCTCATTTTTGAGAATATTGCGGATAGTACGATGCGGCCAACTGCTCATACCTTTTGGAGAGCGTATGCCTTGTTTCGTCAATGCTTCTGCAATGTCTTGACAAGACGCACCCTCCAAAAAACTATCGTAAATATAACGCACGATTTCAGCCTCGGCAGGCTCGATTTTTACCCGTCCTGTATAATCACGATAGTAGCCGAGGGTGTTATGTACGGAAAACTTGTACAGACCCTCTTGCATCCTATAACGGATGCCTTCTTTGATTGCGAGGCTTTTCTGCTGACTTTCCAGTTCGGCAAGTGCCGACAGAATGGAAATCATCAGCTTATTACCTCCGTTGCTTGTGTTGATACCTTCCTGTTCAAATATGACAGCCACAGGATTAGAAAGGCTGTTCAGTTCCTGCAGCGTGGTAAGGATATCAACAATGTTGCGTCCAAAACGGCTGATACTCTTTACAAGGATCAGGTCAATTTTGCCAGCCTTTGCATCCTCAATCATCTCCGTAAAGCCTTTACGCTTTTCCTTGGAAGTGCCGGATATTCCTTCGTCCGTATAGATTTTTACCATCTCATACTGTGGATTATCCTCGATGAGTTTCTTAAAGTGCTGCACCTGCATTTCAAAACTACCTGCCTGTGCATCTTCCTGTGTGCTGACACGGCAGTATGCGGCAGTTCGTATTTTGACTGCTGTTTCTTGGCAAGCGTACTCCTTGCGTTCTGGCTTGATGACCGTTACCTTGCGTTCGCCACGACGATTTTTGTCGATGGTTTCACGAATGAGCGTAATTTCAGCCTCTCGGTTACTGGATTTTGCTTTCTGATGGCGAGCCTGTTCAATGCGTTCGGCATCCAGTTTTTTTGCCATCAGCTACATTGCCAGCCCGGTGGCTTACGCACTGCTTCGATAGTCTGCATAGCTGACCCTCCTTCCATAAAAATTTGTGTGCATCGGTATCACCTCCGTTTCGATGGGATATTTATGACAAACGGCAAAAGCCATAAGCATACGGACAAAAATAAAAACCACACTGAGATTGGTTTCCCAGTGTGGTTCTATGACAGTGTATTCTTTTATAGTTCGTGGAATTGTTTTGCTAATTGTAGGAACGATGAGTTTGGCATAATTTTCTGTGATGGAATAAAGAGATACTGCCATTCCTTATATCCATTAGCCTTTCCCCAACGAGAGGCAACTTCGCAATACTGGATACCACGCTTTTTCTTTGCGATAACATCCGGGTCATTCAGTTTATCCTCGCCCTTAACCTCTACGAGATAAATCACGCCATCGGTTTCTACAACGAAGTCTGGCTCATAATGGCTACCACGATTATATGTGATATTGAATTCCCTCGGAGCAGGACGCAGCCAATTCTGCACATCGCTATCGTTTTCCAATACTCGTGCAAGCACCAATTCCGGCATACTATCAAACTTGGCGGTACTGAACACGCCACGCTTAATGCCTTCAAACAGCACCGATTGAATTTTCTCCGCATAAGCAGCATACAAGTTTACACGCTCGGAGAAGGTATATGATTGTTGCAAATTATAGTTGCGAGTTCCGACCACTTCCTCCTGCAAAAAGCCATTTTCACAGTAGAAATGCTGCAGCATCTGTAAATATATTTTATTGCCGATATCACGCTTATACATCATTACGATGTTCTGCATACCATTTTGACCATACTGATTTTCATAATGGTCACACACCTGTGTTATCAGCTTGAACAGCAGTGCAGAGCATTTTTCGTAGTCAATTTCAGCCTTTTTGCGCAACTGCTCCAAGATAACCTTTTTAGGATTGTAGCCTTCAAAATCGATAGCCTCGCCCTTGATGCGCTGCCTGTCATACATATCCTCAAGATTTTGCACGAGCAATTCATTCTGTATAGGCACATGATTAAACCCGGAGAGGTCTAAATCGAAGTCCACGAATACATATTCTTCAACGCCATTGTCGGTTACCTTGATACGAGGGATAGGGATAAATTTGCTTTCAGCGGCACGATGCACTTCTTCCGTTTTATACTTCATCCATTCAGTAAACGGATTTTCATTGTTATGAAATACATCAGCCAAGTCCTTATCCTCGGTAACCTTCTGCTTAACAGTTTCCACAATCTGCTGAGCCTGTTCAGCGGTAACGGTATGACCGGGACTTTTCTGAATATGCTGTGTTACCTCTGTGGTAATAAGCTCCGTTGCCGTTTTGATAAGCGTATCAGTGGCATCGGTACGCTCTACATTGGTGTGGGTATATGCATCATGGAGATTTTGGTCATCGTCCGTTTCGATTTCAAGCTGTGTATATGTTACCTGCTCCGGTTCGATTTCTTCCACTTTAATAACATTTCCGGCTTTGAAGATAGAATCGCCTTTCTGTGCCTCTTGCAGAATATCGTTAAATTTATCGTGTGCAGTCAGCATAACAGCGTCTACATCTTTATCCCCGGTACGCTCTCCATACGGCAGACGCAGACCACGGCCTACCATCTGTTCACGCAGAATTTTGGATGCAGCAGTACGCAGAGGAACGATAGTATAGAGGTTATTTACATCCCAGCCTTCTTTGAGCATATTGACGTGAATAACGATTTCTACCGGATTATCGGCACTTTCCACATCAAGCAACAAGCGTGTGTTCGCTTCGGTTTCAGAGCCTTTCTGCTTGGAATGAACGATAATGGTCTTATTGCGATATGCGCCGCCGTGGAATTCATCGGATTTCACAAAGGATTCTACCCATGCTGCGTGGTCGGTGTCCTTGCACACCACCAACATAAACGGCTTGACCACAGGCTTGCCGTGATTGGCAGCATAGACCTCCAACTTACGCTTTGTGCTTTCGTGACAAGTAATACCGTCCAAGAGCATCATTTTATCAAGCTGTTCATCGCCAAAGTTATAAAAATCGATATCGGAACGAGTAACAGCAAACGGAGTACGGGTATAGCCATCCTCGATAGCCTTTGACAGTGGGTATTCATATACAACATTCTTGAACGGCACCTGCTTTGCCCCCTTGGTAACAAGAGGAGTAGCAGTCAGTTCCAGTCCAAGCAACGGATTCAGTTCATTCAATGCCTGTGCGCCTTTTTCAGCACGATAATGGTGGGACTCATCCATAATAAGCACCAAGTCCGGCAGATTGGAAAGATACTGATAGAAGGAGTCTCCGATTAACTCGTTGACCTTCTTCATGTCAGCGCCTTCTTTGTTGAACTTATCGATGTTATACACGAAAATATGGATATCCGATTCAAACAAGGACAGCGTTTTTTCTTTATAATCATCATCTGTGATTATCTGCGGAGGGGTACTGAAACAGCCAAGACCCTTAAACACATACTTGGCACTGTTAAAATCACTGAGGTCTTTCTTCAGCTTATCGTAAATAGTTGTGTTCGGCGCAACGACAAAAAAGTTGCGGATATTATGCTGAGTATAAAGGTAGGCAATAAAGGCACCCATCAAACGAGTTTTGCCGACACCTGTTGCTAGTGCAAAGGTAAGGGACATAAATTCACGCTCAAAATCAGAGCAGATCGGGTACATTGCGTGAACACTGCCGAGAGCAGCCTTCAAATTCATACCTTTGCGGAGATTGACGGATGTAACAATCTCTTCAAGGATTTTCAGCGATGCTTTCTGTGGCTTACGCAGAGACATGACACCGCTGATATAATCTGTAGTATATTGAGGAAAATAATTATTCATCGCAATCCTCCTCATCGTCATATACCGGCGGACGCACGATATTCAGATTATAGTCAGCCTTTCCAAATTCACAGTGGCTGAGAAGCATCTGCGGTATTTTCTTAATCGTAATGTTAGGATATGCCTTTTCCAAACCGCCATCAAAGGAACGGCAGACAATTACCAAATATTCGCCTTCCTCCATTGTGTCCTTGATGGAATCCATATAGGCACTGTTCAAGTGGCGTGTGGTAACAAACAGGTAGCTGTTTTCGTTACCGACAGACTGTTTCCAGAACAAATCCTCACTTGGCTGATAGGTAAAGCCTTCATGCAGAGCCACAGCTGCCGCAAGCATATCCGCATCATATTCGCTGTTAATTACATATTCTCCGAACGGGTCTTCGTTGATAAGGGTAGGTGCAAGTTCATAGAAACGATAACCGCCTCCACCTTGCCAATCGATAGCTTTAGAAATACCACTATTATCTGTTCCGTCAATAATAGCATCTAATCTTGGTTTGCAAAGCGTATATGCGTGGTCACCCATTTCTACACCAATGTAGCATCTATTTGTTTTGTGTGCCACGGCAGCAGTTGTACCGGAGCCAAGAAAACTGTCCAGAACGATATCTCCCGGCTGTGTACACATTTCAATAATCTGCTGAATGAGTTTTTCCGGCTTTTTAGACTGTGGGAAATCAACAGCACCTTCTCTGGCAACATTCTTCATCCACGCATTCATATCCCAGTATGTGCCTTGAAGGTCTTTTTTGTATAATTCTCCATCAATAACTTCAGATGTATCCCTCAACCACACAAAAAGGTTGCAAATATCATCCTTATAAAATTGCTCATAAACCTTCCCTTTGTTTTTACCAGTTTTAGGTACATATTCAATAGAAAGATATTGGCCGTCAATGCCGCTTTCCTTTTTATAATCAATAATACGAGTTCGTATAGATGATTGGGCATTTGTAGTTCTAAAAACGTTAATTCCGTACTTTTTATATGCCTCTTTTGTTGTTATACCATCTCTCTTCGCAACTTGATTGATAGACATCGTAACAACATTTTTACGAAGGAACACCTTTATTTCATTCCCGTCTCCATCAACAGTAGAACCGAAATACTCTTTTTCGCCGGGGTCAACCAAAACAGTTGTATATTTCCAACTTTTTCCTTCATCAAGATATTGCTGAATCAACTCAGACATTTCTGTGTACGAATAAGGACCGTTAAATAATGGCATTAAATCGTACTTCTTGGCATAAATCAAAATATATTCGCAGTTTTTCTTGAGTTTTTTATCTTCTCCGCCGCCCGAAGCACCTGCAACATTTTTCATATTAACAGAAACCATATTAACAAAATTAGAACGGCCAAAAATTTCATCACAGAGAACTTTGAGATATGCCTGCTCCTCGTCACTAATTTGTATAAAGATAACGCCTTCTTCACAGAGTAATGTGCGCAGTATCTCCAAGCGAGGACGCATTCTGTTGAGCCAAAGTGAGTGTTCAATCAAATCGTCGTAATGTTCATTCATTGCGCCAATGTTATATGGTGGGTCTATGTATATACATTTCACCTGACCCGCATACTGGGTCTCTAAAGCCTTCAGCGCCAACAGGTTATCTCCATGAATGAGCATATTGCCTGTGTCGGCATCCTTTTCTACATTGGACAGAGCAGGATTTTCAATAAGTAAACGAGGCTCCACACGGATAGGCTCGTCCTTGCCGTACCATGTAAGTTCCAATTTATTAGCCATGATATTCCACCTCCATCACTGTGATTGCAGAGGCAGAACAATGGAAATGTTCTCTCAAACGTGCCATCTTGAATTCGGCAACCTTATTATATGTAAGCATAGGTTATTCCTCCTTGCCGTCATCCGGCACAAATTCTATAATCTCATCCATCTTGCAATTCAAGGCTCGGCAAATCTTCTCCACCGACTCCAGAGAAATATAGGTATCGTTGCGCAGACGGGTGGAAATATTTGCACTGTAGCCAGCCTGCTTTTGCAGGTCAGCAATGGTCATATCTTTATCAATCAGCATATGCAGTAACTTCTTATAACTAACAGCCATATTGCGACCTCCTTCTATATCATACCATTTATTATATCACGCAAAAGTGAAATTTTCAATCAGTCAAGCCAAGAAAATTTGTAACATTTATATGACCGATATCGCTTGCTATTTCTGCCCATAAGAGCGAATATGTACACTACCAAAATCTAAGGAGGCAGATTATGAGCAGAGATTGGACACAGGAAGAATTGCAAAGGGCAAGTGCGGTGATGAAGGCTGCCGGCATATGGGGTATGAGGAATTTTGCGAGGCATTGGGAAAAGATGCCCTTATCGCCTTTTGCAAGGATGAAAAAGGTAACCTTATTAAAATAGAAAATTTCCTCGGCAGCAAGGATGCCTTTCGTGAAGTCTTGGAACGGGACTTCGCCCATCTAAAGGTAATCACAGTGTTGTCGCAAGAAGATATTGATTTCATACGAAATGCCCTAAAATAAATACTCATCCGCAATCTGCCGTAGTGCCATTAAGGTACTTCGGCTTATTTTTTGCTCATTTTTGAGCGAAAGTTCATTTTTATCCGCTCAAAACCACAAACCTTCTCCAGTGGTAAATCAGATGAGATTTTTTAAAAACCCTTCGTCAAAACGGCTCCATCATCTCCAAAGGATAGTAAGGGAAAGAAATTTATAAGATTTTTTGGAATTACCCGGAATTCGCCTTATGAATTCCCCTTAGGAAGTTAGAAAGGAAAATTTCAAAATCCTTCGTCAAAATGCACTCCCCATCTCCAAAGGGGAGTAAGGAAAAGAAATTTTTTCTTTCCGAGGGGGTTCGATTCCTACGGATTTTTCGCTTATGGACAGAGGGAAGAAAACTCTCACGATACTGCATCTAATGGCCATTTAGATAAATACACAAAAACCAAGGAGGTACAAGCCTATGAACAATATAGAACATCCCTGCAGAGAGGAGGTGCAGCGTCTGCATGACAACCTTCCGCTATTTCTGCGAGAGAATGCTCGTTTCTGCCTGTGGCGATATGAACAGCGCAAAGGCAAACCGACCAAAGTGCCATATCAAGTGAATGGTCGCAGATCAGACTCCACGGATATAGCTACATTCTCGTCCTTTGAAGATGCCATTGCAGTAATCGACGATTATGACGGTATCGGAATGGGTGTGTTCGGAAAGTTCATCGCAATAGATATTGATGACTCCGTAATAGACGGCAAGCTGTCCGATATGGCGCAGGACATCATAAATACGATGGATTCCTACACCGAATACAGTCCTTCCGGCACGGGTATTCGCATTATCGGCACTGCCGAGGGACTGTCCTATGAAAAGGAAAAATACTACATCAATAACCGCAATATCCACCTTGAGGTCTATGTAGCCGGATATACCGAGAAATTCGTAACGCTGACAGGTAAACACATCTGCGGAGATGGGATTGCTGAAAGCACAACGGCACTGATGTCCATGCTTGAAAAATATATGGTGCGCCCGGTTATAGCCAAACGCTCAGTAAAAGTTCCCGGCAGCTACCTTTCGGACGAAAGCGTTATCGGTAAAGCGATGGTGTCCAAGCAGAGCGAAAAATTCAAGGCTCTGTGGAATGGGGATATCCCTCAAGGAAAATCGCCAAGCGAAGCTGATCAGGCGCTTTGTACCATTCTCGCATTCTGGTGCGGCGGAGATACCGAGCAGATGGACAGGCTTTTCCGCAGTTCTGGTCTGTACCGAGATAAGTGGGAACGTGATGATTACCGCAACAACACCTTGGAAAAGGCTGTGGCTGCAACAACAGAGTTTTATGCCCCTGTGTCCATATCCGCCGCCGATGACTTCAACGACCTCGCTCAGACGCTCCTTGCTCTTGACCCTGCGCAGAACAGCAGATACAAGGGCGGCGATATCGGTTTCGGCAGACTGTACGCAGATGTGTATAAGGACATCGCCCGTTATGTGCCGGAGCGTAAGAAATGGTACATCTTCAACGGACAGCGTTGGGTAGCCGACGATGGTGCGCTGATGGCAATGGAACTGTGTAAGGATTTAGCGGATGCGTTGATTGTATACGCACTGAGCATTAAGGATGAGGGTGTCCGTGGCGTGTTCTTAGACCAGTGCCGTAAATGGCAGCAACGCCGTTTTCGTGACATTTACCTCAAGGACGCACAGAGCGTCTATCCCATTCCGATGGCGGCATTCGACAGTGACCGTTATCTACTCAACTGCAACAACGGAACATTGGATTTGAGGTCAAAGACCTTTTATCTCCACAATCCCGATGACCTGCTTACCAAGATATGTGCCGTGGATTATATCCCGTCAGCACACTCGGAGCGTTTTGATGCCTTTATTGATGAAATTATGAGCCATGACAGTGAAAAGGCTCGATTCCTGCAAAAATCCCTCGGCTACGGCATCAGCGGAGATACCCGCTATGAATGTCTGTTTCTGCTCTATGGAGAACTGACCCGAAACGGCAAAGGAACACTGATGGAAAGCTGCCTTACTACTGTGGGCGATTATGGCAGAACGGTGCGTCCGGAAACCATCGCACAAAAGCAGAATGCCAACAGTCAGGCTCCTTCCGAGGACTTGGCGAGACTGGCAGGTATCCGCTTTGCCAATATCTCCGAGCCTTCCCGTGGCTTGGTGCTGAATGCAGCACAGGTTAAGAGCATGACGGGTAATGACAGCATTAACGCCCGTTACCTCCATGAGAACTCCTTTGATTTCAAGCCTCAGTTCAAATTGTATATCAATACAAACTATCTGCCTGTTATAAGCGATATGACCCTATTTTCCAGTGGGCGTGTGGTCATCATTCCCTTTGACCGCCACTTTGAAGAATGGGAACAGGATAAGAGCCTGAAAGAGGAATTCTCCAAGCCGGAGGTACAGAGCGCCATTCTCAACTGGCTCGTTGAGGGATATTACCTGTTGCAGGCAGAAGGCTTATCACAGCCGAGAGCCGTAACCGAGGCTATCCGTGCCTACTCTTACGAGAGCGATAAAATCGCCCAGTTTGCAGAGGAACGCCTTGAGGAAGATGCCAATGCAGAAACTCGCACTTCCGAGGTTTACAGTTCCTACCGACAGTGGTGTGCCGATAATGGCTGCTACGCAGAAAATAATCGTAACTTCAATCACGAACTCCGCAAGTTTGCTACAGTGGTACGCCGCAGACCCCGTAAGGGTGGCGAGAAAACCACTCTGCTTGTGGGATACAAGCTAAAACCGGGCGTGGAGTTCCTGTGATTATCACAGTGGGGCAATCTGTGGCTATAAAATACTGTTTTCTCTAAAAAGAGCCTTTTTAGAAATAACCTATAAATCAAGCCACATAATGCCCCAAAGCCATAAAGGAGGTGGTGCCTATGATTGCGTAGCACCCTGTGACCATATAACAAAAATCTCACTGAAAGGAGCCAAGAGCAATGAAACACAGATTTTTCTATGGCTTACAGCCGAGCATCAAACAGTTCAGACCCGAAGAATTCTCCCGTGGTGCGTATGAATGCACACAGCTTTTTCAGACCAATAACGGCACTCCCGTTATGATTTCCCGTAACAAGGTAATGGATATCTGGAAAGTGGAGTATGGCCTTTCCTCTGTGTTCTTCGGAACAAAGGCAGAGGCATTGGCATACTGCAAGGGCAGATTTTTCGATGCAGACGGACAGGTGGTGTAAGCCATGACAGACATCAAGTATTACCCACTCATCGACTGCGAAACTGACGGGACAGAGAAAATGCCTATGTTCCCGGTTACGGACAGCAAGTCCATCAAGGCACAGAGCCATCTGTGGTTAGAGGAGGTTGTTCCTCGCTACTACAGACTCCACGCCGAAGTTAACCATCGTCCTGATAATGCAATCAGCATTCGCTGCCCTCTTTGCGGCAAAGCGATGCGTTGTATCAGTGGGGACATCAACGAAACCAAGCTGGGATTGTACACCTGCAGTTCCTGCGTCAACGATTAAGGAGGAAATTTTTATGACCAACAACGTAACAAAAGAATTCTTGCAGGAGCATTTCCGCAAGCACGATTCCATCACTCTCTACAAGCCGGACGGCACTGCCGTTATCTTCCGCAAGCAGTACAACCTTGTGGTGAAAGGCGGCGGTTTCAGAGGTGCTTTCAAGACTTATGACGAACTTACTGATTTTTATCGTAAGCGCCGTCTGTGCTTGAAGCCTGTCATCACTGCCTAAGGTTACAGTGCGTGTCCTCATCCCATACGGGAGGGGCGGGTCAAATCTCTGCACCTTTTTATCCGTGCAACGGGCGTGGGGTTTCACGCACAAAAATCGCGTATTCAAAGGGGTAATTAACCCCTAATCAAACAAATGGAGGATTTTACTATGATTACCAAGGATTTTTTCGAGAAACAGCTTAAAAAGCGCAGCAAGGTCACTGTGTACTCCCCGGAGAACATTCCGCTGGACATTTTCAAGGAGCCTTACATCGGCTGTGATAATACACCTGCGTTTGAGTTCGATCTGGACTGCGCCGACCTTGCAGACTACTGCAATGCAATCGGTCTGAAAACCAACAATGATTAACAGGAGGAAACAATTATGAAGAAGTATTCTGAAATGCTGCCTCACATCGAAGGCAGCGACTATGAAAACCATTTCTGGAATGCCGTTCGTGGCAAACAGGGACACAAGGAGTTTATGGATAAAGGTGTGGATGCCGACACAGGTGCCTTTACCCTCACTCCCAAGGGACAGAACAAGTATATGGCTGCTGTGAAGAAGGAAGGTCTGTTCCGCAGCATTGCTACCGACATCTGTGCCTATGACCACCCTTACAACATCAAAACCGCAAACGGCGATGATGTAGCAGTCTGGGTGCCGGAGGGCGGCACTATCCCTATTGCCGATGGTATGGCTGATTTCAGCGATATTGCTCTGGAAAGCCACAAACTGGCTGTGTTCCTCAAATTGGAGGAGGCGTTTATCAAGGATGCCACTTTCAACATCGAGGACTACCTTGTATCCCGTCTTGCCAAGAACTTCGGCAGAGCCGAGGACAACGGCTTTATCAACGGTACTGGTGCCGATATGCCTACAGGTATTCTCGCAGCCGATGGCGGCGCAGAGGTGGGTGTAACCGCTTCTGCCATTACCTATGAGGATGTGGTCAAACTGTTCTTCTCCGTTAAGCCGGAATACCGTAAAAACGGTGTATGGCTCATGAACGATGAAACCGCGATGACACTCCGCACCCTCAAGGATGAGGGCGGCAACTACATCTGGAATCACGCCAACGATACCATTCTTGGCAAGAAGGTATGTATTTCCGAGTTTATGCCTTCTGCTGAATCCGGCAGCAAGCCTATCGCCTTTGGCGACTTCTCCTACTACTGGATTGTAGGTCGCCGTCCTGTCAGCGTCCGTACCCTTGTGGAGCAGTTTGCTATGGTGGACTGCATCGGCTATCTGGCATACGAGTTCCTTGACGGAAAACTTGTCCGCCCCGAAGCCATCAATGTTATGGAGATGACCGCTTAACCAACCGGGATGCCCCTGTGGGTATATCCTGCAGGGGTAAATCCCCCTTTGACACTATCTTAAGGAAGGAGGGTCTATTGATATGGATGCTCAGACAAAGCGTGTCCGCCAAACCTACATCGGAGACACCTTATACATCGTGGAATCGTTGCAGAGCGATACGGCAACGGAAACCGCTTATAACAAAATAAAAAGGCTCATTTTGAGCAACGCAAACGCACCGAAAAAGTTATCAGAAACTACACAATTATCTTCCAAAATAGACTCGACTTCCTTGAAATAGTACGGTAATATGCTTATACCCCAAGAGGGGTATCGCACGATTTGAAGGCTGTCGGAAAGGAGCAGAACATGAACAGACAGCCAAATATTGCAGCCCTTGACAACAAAATCACAGCACTCTACTGTAGATTGAGCCGTGACGACGAACTGCAAGGCGACAGCAATTCAATAAAAAATCAAAAAAGTATATTACAGAAGTACGCTGATGACCAAGGTTTCCGTAATACCCAGTTTTTCGTTGACGATGGGGTGTCCGGCACTACCTTCGAGCGTGAGGGTTTCCAACGCATGATGGCGGAAATGGATGCAGGTCGTATCGGAACGATAATTGTAAAAGATATGAGCCGTCTTGGGCGTGATTACCTCAAGGTCGGATATTACACGGAGATTGCATTCCCACAGGCAGATGTGCGTTTCATCGCCATCAACAACGGTGTGGACAGTATCAATCAGCAGGAAAGCGATTTTACTCCGTTTCTCAATATCATCAACGAATTCTATGCCAAGGACACGAGCAAAAAAATCCGTGCTGTGTTCAAGGCAAAGGGACAGGCAGGAAAACCACTGTGTACCAATCCACCCTACGGCTACAAGAAAGACCCGGAGGACAAGACCCATTGGATTGTGGATGAAGAGGCAGCCGATGTTGTTAAAGAGATTTTCCGACTCTGCATGAACGGATACGGCCCGACACAGATTGCCAAGGAACTGCGTAAACGCAAGATTGAAACACCTGTGGAATACGGCAAGCGAATGGGTGTGAATGTTCCTGCGGCATCCTATCGTGAGAATGATGACCCTTGCCGATGGACAACCTCCACTGTGGTGCATATTCTGGAAAGACAGGAATACCTCGGTCGCACGGTCAATTTCAAGACCTATCGCAAATCCTACAAGCTGAAAAAGCAGATGAAGAATGACCCGTCAGAATGGCAGATTTTCGAGGATACCCACGAGGCTATTATTGATAAGGAAACCTTCGACATCGTTCAGCGTATCCGAGATGGCAGACGCAGGGTAACACCGATGGGAGAAATGCCGATACTTTCCGGTATGGTCTATTGTGCCGACTGTGGTCAGAAACTGTACCAAGTAAGGTCAAGGGATTGGGAACACGATAAGGAGCATTTCGTTTGCGCCACCTATCGTAAAAAGGGTAAGCACGAATGCCAATCCCACCAGATACGCAATGTGGTTATAGAGCAGCTGCTATTGGCAGACCTTCAACAGGTCACAGCCTTTGCGAGGGAGCATGAACCTGAATTTGTGGAAATGGTCACCAAAAGCAAATCAAGAGAAATTGACCGCAGCCTGCGTGAATGCCGTAAGGAATACGAACAGGCACGAGCAAGAATTTCCAAACTGGACACCATCGTACAGCGTTTGTACGAGGACAACATCGAAGGGAAAATCAGTGATGAGCGTTTTGCCAAGATGACTGCCACCTACGATGCCGAGCAAAAACAGTTGGAAAGCCGTGTGGTGGAATTACAGGCATTCCTTGACGAGGCAAAAGAAAAATCCCTTAACACCGAATACTTCCTGTCACTTGTTAGGAAATACACGGATATTAAGGAATTGGATGCTGAAATTATTCGTGAGTTCGTGGAACGCATTATTGTGTTTCAAGCAGAAAAGGTGGATGGTCACAGACAGCAGCGTATTCAGATTGTTTACAACTATATCGGAGCCTTGGATATTCCAAGCAAAACAGAAAAAACGGCATAGCCGGAATTTAATCCAACTATGCCGAATTTTTCAAAGGGATGAAATCCCTAAGTCGCACCAACTTTTTGCGGCGCCTTTTTTTTAGCAAT